CCTCCAAGACTAACGGCGTGTCGTTTTGACTCTGTCAGTGGTAGCCATTATGTTCTGGCTATGGACATTAACACAGTAAAACAGACAGTAAAGCAGTACCTAAGCCTTAAATCAGAAATTGATTTATTAACCGATCGCTCTAACGAACTTAAAACTCGTTTAAAAGCAGATGTTCAGGAGCTCGGTAAAACAAATGAAAATGGTCATATTGTTCTTGAGGTTGACGATATTAGGTTAACTAATCAAAGAAAAGTTTCTAACCCTTTAGATATGGATATTGCAGAAACTCTCCTTAAAGAAAGAAATATTTACGAAAAATGTGTAAAGATGGTTCCTGTGCTACAAGAAAATGAAATTTTAGCTTGTGTTTACACTGGCGAATTATCTGAAAGCGATATTGACAAAATGTTCCCTAAAAAGATTTCTTACGCGTTTCTTGTAAAAGAGATTTAATGTCTGATGATTTAATAGATTCTACTTTTTCTGACTTGGAGGAGTTTTATCCAGGCAGTAAACGTAAGCGAAAAGTTTCAGAACCTAAAAAGCGGGAGATAGAACCGCTTCAAGGGTGGGACTCAAAGCCATATGTAAAAACATTACCCAACGGCCGAGACGTTGAGATGTTTACTATTGGTGCGCTTGCGGAAGCACTAGGTCGCCCCGTGATAACTATCCGCACGTGGATTAAGGAAGGCTACCTGCCGGCTTCACCGTACAGACTCCCCTCTAAGAAAAATATTCGCGGAGAGGATCAAATGGGGCGTAGGCTTTACACGCGCTCTATGATTGAAGTTGTTATTGAGCTGTTTGGAAAAGCTGGACTTATATACATCAAACGTATAGAGTGGGCAGAGAACAAACAGCTTACTAACGAGATAGCAGAAGCGTGGGATAAGATCCGCGCAACTGAAACTAAATTAAACTAACTTAGGAGAAATCAGCCAATGGCCGTAGATAGAACAGATACACTCGCACCATCAGATGATGCGTTTTCACTTGATAACGCAGCACTTACAGATCGCCCAGCGCAAGCAACAAGTTCAGTAATTCAAGCTGGATGGGATGCAGCAGAAAAGGCATCAGCACCTGTTGGAGATTACCCAACAGATTTTAAGTTCATTGAAAACGAGTACCAGATTATTCGTTTCATGGATCCAGAAGGTATTAAGGGACCGTTTGCTGTTTACAAACAGCACTTCCTTAATCAAAAGACAAGCGGTAAGCGTTCCTATGTTTGCTTAGAGAACAATTGCCCGCTATGCATCCGTCTACAGGACAAGGCCGAAGATAAGAAGGCTTTCACTGTAATTAACTACAGCGCAGAGGGTGGACCACAGCGTCAACTTCTAGTTGCTAGTTCAAAGTTGTTTAAGCAACTTGCTGGAATTGAACATTCTGGAGCAGGCCCTCTAACCAGCAAGTACTGGTCAGTGACACGTACAGGTAAGCAGCAAACAACTAACTACATCATTACTCCAATTAAGCCTCGCGATCTTGCCGAAGATGCTTCACATCTTGGTCTTGATGAGGCAGCTGGGGAAGCAGTGTTCCAACAGTTCAAGCCGTTTGATCGTTCTGCAATTAAGGAATCGACTTGGGATGAACTTGAAGGCGTAGCACTTTCCCTTATTTAATAAGTGTGAGGGGCCGGGTTCATGAGTGCTCCCGGCTCCTCCTTTTTAATTGGAGATTACTTTGGAACACATAATCACGACCATTGAGCAACTCAATGAGATGGTCGAGCACTACATGACACAAGACGCATTTGCTTTTGACGTGGAAACCGTTGGCGATCGTCGTGGCGTTCCGGCTGTAAACGAAGTATTGTGGATTAGCTTGTCTACCCACGATCGTGGAGATGTTATTCCACTTGGTCATCCTCACGGAGAATTTATAAGTGAGACCTACCCACTTACTGGCGTAGGAGAGAAGCGCGTACTTGCGGGACTTCCTTTAAGAGATTCTGATTACTCTAAGGATAAGAAGAAGGCGTTAAAGACATTTGGTCCAGCACCTAAGCAGTTGAACCCTGCTGAGGTATTTAAAGCTTTAAAGCCTTTGTTCTTTAACGATAAGATTTTAACCATTGGTCACAACCTTGGCTTTGACCTTAGCTCTGTTGCCAAGTACTACAAAGGTGAGATACCTGTAGGCCCTTACTTTGACACACTTATGGCTTCTTTTCTTTACGACAACAAGAACAAGAATAAAGTAGGCCTTGATGATTGTTTAGAGCGTGAGCTTGGTTTTAAAATGGAAAAAGGTATTGGCCATATGGTCGAGATCTATTCATTCAATGAAGTTGCAAAGTACGCATACCTTGATGCTAAGTACACGTTCTTATTATGGAAGGCGGTACGTGAAAAGGTTAAGGCTGCCGACGTTGATTATGTAATGGGTATTGAGATGGATGTTCTCAAGGTTCTATGTGACATGAAGTTGACTGGCGCCCCTATTGATATGGAGCAGCTACAGATCCTGCATGACAAGCTTAATATTGAGATTGAAGATGTTAAGAAGGAGATTTACTCGATTGCGGGAATTTTTAACATTAACTCAAACTCAGAGAAGCAATATCTTTTGTATGGACCAAAGGAAGAAGGGTGCCGTGGTCTTAAGCCTGTTATCTTGACTGGTAAAGGTGAGAAGAACGAGGGCACGTTAAACTACAAGGACTATTCAGTATCAGCTGAGGCACTAGAGCCCTTTCGCGAGACGGACGAACTAGCTGGAGCATTACTTAAGTACGCTGATTTAAATAAATTGTTAAGCACCTACGTGATCCCGTATTTGGGCGGAGATGTAGTAAAGACTACAAACGGTAAGGTAAAGACTGAGTACAAGGACAGCCTTCTCGTAAATGGTCGCGTGTACGCAGACTTCATTCAGTGGGGCGCAGAAACTGGTCGATTCTCAAGCCGTAATCCCAACCTACAGAACATCCCCAACCCTTCTGTTAGTGACAACGGTAGAGCGATTCGTAACTTGTTCAAGGCACCAGAAGGTTACAAGCTTGTGGTTGCTGACTACTCACAGATTGAACCACGGGTTATAGCTGCAATGTCCCAAGACCCCATCATGATGGAAAACTACCTGACCGGCGGGGATATCTATACAACAGTAGGTAACACTATGGGAGTAGACCGTAAGGCTGGCAAGGTTTTGGTTCTGGCTATGGCTTATGGTGTGGGACCAGACAAAATTGCTAAGAGCATTGGGTGTACTGTTCAAGAAGCTCGTAAGCTTCTTACAGACTTTGGGGCTAAGTTCCCATCAGTAAACGAGTACCGCACCCTTGTTATTGGCGTAGCGCGTAACTTGGGTTATGTAACCACCCTATTAAAGCGTAGACGCTATCTCCCCGACATTAACTCCAGAGTGGTAGGCTTCCGAGCAAGCGCAGAGCGTCAGGCCTTTAATACTCGTATTCAAGGATCTGCTGCAGACATTATTAAGTTAGCTATGGTGCGTGCTCATAACTTAATTCCTAAGGAGTCAAAGTTGATACTAACTGTTCACGATGAACTAGTTACGCTTACTCCTGATCATCTAGTAGATGAAACAACAGAAGCTATTCGTGAGGCTATGGAAGATTTAAAGATTATTCCTATTCCTTTGATTGCAGACATTTCAGTGGTGCAAAGATGGGGAGATGCTAAGTGAGCTGGTTTTCTAAGTTCTTCGGTAAAGATGAAGACAATTTTAATTTTGACTTTTCACCGACAGAATTTCCAGCTAGCACTGTAACGCGTTGGTTTATTTACGATGTTGGCGTAGGCGACGAAAACGCGCTTGCGGAGTATTTAGGTTTAACCCGCGTAAGTGAAGAGGGTAATGCAAAAGAACAAGAAGACAGCGACAATCGTCTAATTGAGATTAAAGAATTGTTTCCGTATATAGATTACATTTCTACTGTAAGTTCTGAGGTTATTACAGCAGCCCAGTTAAAGATATTAAAAGAAAGCCCTGAGGTTAAAAGCCCCGAGATTCAGAAAGAACTAGAAAACGATTTAGAAATTATGCGTGAGATTTATAGATCAGTAGCAGCAACTACTTTACTGGGAGCTATAGCTATTGGGGTACGACTTGGTGTTTTAGAGCAAGGCGGGGTAGCCTTGGAAGAGATCGACCTAGGAGGAGACAGCGATGACTAGTAACTGGTGGGCAAACAAACTTGGTACCACGCCGGTACCACAACAACCGTCGTATCAAGGCGTGGCGATACCTCAACAGCAAGCGCCACAGACCCCTAATGCGCCACAGAATTACCCAACTATGCGTACACCTGTAGGTGATCGTTGCCCGGGTTGTGGTAGCGGTAACTATGGTGGTGCAACCCCTGACTCACGTAAGCGTTGTTACGATTGCGGTTACCCGATTCAACAAAGTGGATCAGGAATGGGAACAGGTATTGTTGGTCAAGGTGGTCAGTCTTCCGGTCCAGTACAAGCTGCAACACAGGTGCCAACAGGCGGGTTTAATCCACAGACAATCATTGGACATATTTAATGGCAACAGCAGAACTATTAAAAGTATTAAACGCAATCAATAAGAAGATGGGTGCTGATACCGTTGTATTGGGTTCAGATATTATTGATGTTGCCGATCGTTTT